AGCTGCGGCGTTCATCGGAACACTTCAAGCGGGTTACACTGACTTCCATTACTTGAGAGACATTTGGAGAAGAACTACTGAGAAAGATGCGTTGATTGGTGTATCTATGACAGGTATTGGTTCTGGTGTAGTTTTAGGATATAATATGAAAGAAGCTGCAAAAGCGGTTAAAGAAGAAAATACAAGAGTTGCTGAATTGATTGGTATTAACAAATCGGCTCGTATGACAACTGTAAAACCTGCGGGAACAACTTCATTAACGTTGGGGACATCATCAGGTATTCACGCTTGGCACAACGAATACTACATCCGTAGAGTACGTGTCGGTAAGAATGAGGCAATCTACAATTACTTGGTGACAAATCACCCTGAACTAGTTGAAGATGAATTCTTCCGTCCACATGACACAGCGGTTATTTCGGTCCCACAAAAAGCACCTGAAGGAGCAATTTTGAGAACTGAAAGTCCTTTCCAATTGTTAGAACGTGTTAAGAAAATTACACAAGAGTGGGTTAGACCTGGTCACAGAACTGGTTCAAACAGTCACAACGTATCTGCAACTATCAGTTTAAAGGCTGAAGATTGGGAATTGGCGGGAGATTGGATGTGGGAAAACAGAGATTTCTATAATGGATTATCTGTATTACCTTATGATGGTGGTAGTTATATTCAAGCACCATTTGAAGATTGTACTGAAGAAGAATTTGAAAGATTATTTGCAAAACTTCACTCAATTGATTTAAGTAAAGTTATTGAGTTACAAGACAACACAGATTTGAGTGGTGAATTGGCTTGTGCTGGTGGAGCTTGTGAAATCAAGTAATATTAATAATAACAATAAAAATAAGGGGGGGAAGGTAAAACTTCTCCCTTCTTCATTTTATATGGAAGATGGAAAATATGTTTTTACCGAAGAATTCCATTTAGAAAGAGGTTCTTGTTGTGGTTCAGGTTGTAGACATTGTCCTTATTTTCCTGCTCACAAAAAAGGAAATACTACTATATTTATAAACAATGGCTAATGGTGTTACATATGGTATAAATTTTCCCTTCAGAGATTCTTTTAGGGGGGATTACTTACAATTAACGGAATTAGAGTCACAAGAAATTAAAGCTGACTTGATGTTGTTATTGTTGACAAGGAAGGGTTCAAGATATTATTTACCACAATTTGGTACAAGATTATATGAATTTCTTTTTGAGCCTTTTGATGGTATTACCTTTGATGCTATTGAATCTGACATCAGAGATGCAATTGAAACTTTTATGCCAAACTTATTGGTTAATAGTTTAAGTATTACACCTGCTGACCCGCAGGAAGAAGTGGATATTGCCACAGGTCAAAACGTTGTAGGAACAAGCGAATCGTCAATTTACCGATTCCCTGGCAAAGGTACTTCAGAGTACACAGCAAAAATAAGATTAGATTACTCAACAAATGGTTCAACATATGCTCAGAGTGATTTTGTAATTATAAATATTTAATACAAATGGCAAATAATAGAATATCATACGCATCTAGGGATTATCAGTCAATCAGGACCGAGCTCTTGAATTATACTAAAACTTACTATCCTGACTTAATCCAAGACTTTAACGATGCTTCGGTCTTCTCCGTATTCATTGATTTAAACGCCGCGATTGCGGACAACTTACATTATAACATTGACCGAAGTATTCAGGAGACTGTTTTACAATATGCACAACAAAGGTCATCAGTTTATAACATAGCCAGAACCTACGGTTTAAAATTACCAGGACAAAGACCATCAGTTGCTTTAGTTGATTTCTCAATTACAGTCCCTGCTTTTGGTGATAAAGAAGATGAAAGATATCTTGGAACATTGACAAGAGGTTCACAAGTTGTTGGTGCTGGAATTGTTTTTGAAAATGTTTATGACATTGATTTTGCTTCACCATATAATTCTCAAGGTTTCCCCAATAGATTAAAAATACCAAACTTTAACTCAAATAATATTTTAGTTAATTATACAATTACAAAAAGAGAAATTGTTGTAAATGGTATTACAAAAGTATTCAAAAGAGTTATTGGGGCAAATGATGTTAAACCATTCTTTGAATTATTTTTACCTGAAAAAAATGTGTTAGGTATTACAAGTGTATTATTAAAGAATGGTACACAATATACAAACACACCAACAACTGCAGAGTTTTTAGGTGTTGATAATAGATGGTATGAAGTGGACGCCTTAGCCGAAGATAGAGTCTTTATTGAAGACCCTGCAAAAGTTTCTGACCAACCTGGTATTAAAGTTGGCAAGTACATCCAAACTCAAGATAGATTTATTACCGAATATACACCTGAAGGATTTAAGAAAATGACATTTGGTGGTGGTACCAATACGGCTCAAGACCAATTGAATCAGTTTACAACTTTAGGTACAACATTAGAACTTCAAAAATATTCTAACAATTTCTCATTAGGTTCAACATTAACACCAAATTCAACATTGTTCATTCAATATAGAGTTGGTGGTGGATTGGCAACAAACTTAGGAACAAACGTAATCAATCAAATTGGTACTGTTTCATTCTTTGTTAATGGTCCATCTGAGACAACAAACTCAGCGGTAGTTAATTCACTAAGATGTGTTAACGTAACTGCGGCGGTAGGTGGGGCAGGTATTCCATCATTAGAGGAAATTAGAAACTATGTATCTTTTAACTTTGCGGCTCAAAAGAGAGCGGTTACTGTACAAGATTACGAATCAATTATTAGAAACATGCCGGCTCAGTTTGGAGCACCTGCAAAAGTATCTATCACAGAAAATGATAACAAGATTTTAATTCAAATATTATCTTATGACACTTCGGGTAAATTAACCAATATTGTTTCAAATACTTTAAGGCAAAACATTGCAAATTATCTATCAAACTATCGAATGATGAATGATTATATCTCAATATTTAGTGCTGAGGTTATTGACTTGAGTGTTGATGTTGCGATTGTATTAGATTCGGCTCAAAACTCAGGACAAGTTATTTCAAGCGTCATTGATAAAATATCTGCATACTTTAACCCTCAATCAAGACAATTAGGTCAGAACGTTTATTTATCTGAAATTAGGAGTATTATTCAAAATACAAATGGTGTATTAACCGTTTCAACTTTAAATGTGTTTAATGAAGTTGGTGGTCAATATTCATCCGCTGAAACATCTATGGAATATTCAGACCCTGAATTAAAACTTATTGGCCCTGTAGACGATACCATATTTGCTCAACCATCACAAGTGTATCAGATTAGATACCCTGGTAAAGATATTAGAGTTTCGGTTAAGAACTTCCAATCAATTACTTTTTCTTAACAAGTTTATTTATTTTTTCTTTGGATTATTATTTAATTGTGTGGGTTCACTTTAAAAATCCCTCATAAACTATTTATTAACTAAAGACATTAATGGGTCAATCATATAGAATAAGGACTGAATTAGGGGTTAACAAAACAATTAACGTACAATTAGACCAAGAGTTTGAACAGTTAGAGATTTTATCTTTAAAAATACAACAAGAGGATGTCTATATAAGAAGTTGTGCTGATTATGGCGTTATTGTTGGTAGGGTTACTGCTAACAATGGTTTTGGATTACCAAATGCAAGAGTTTCGATATTCATACCTATTACAACGGTAGACGAATCAAACCCAATAATTTCAAGTATATACCCATACAAGTCTCCTTCAGATAAAAACGAAGACGGGTATAGATATAATCTATTACCATACGAAAAATCATATTCTGCCCATGCAGCTACAGGTACAATTCCATCAAGATTGGATGTACTAACAGGAACAACTGCTGTTGAAATATATGACAAATATTATAAGTTCACAGCTAAAACAAATGATAGCGGGGATTACATGATAATGGGAGTGCCATTAGGGTTTCAAACTGTTGTCATGGATGTTGATTTGTCTGATATTGGTGAGTTCTCATTAACACCTCAAGACTTAATTAGAATGGGTCTTGCAACTGAAGCTCAGGTTGCGGGTAATCGTTTTAGAACATCAACAGATTTAAACTCATTACCTCAAATTATTAATTTAATTAAAGGTGTAGAAATTTCACCACTTTGGGGAGACCCTGAAATTTGTGATATTGCGATTAATCGTCTTGATTTTGATTTAAGAGATGATGCAAATGTTAATATACAACCAACATCTGTTTTTATGGGTTCTATTTATTCAACGGCTGATGCTTATCGAGTTACAAAAAAGGCAAAACCAAAAGATGATATGGGTAATCTTTGTAGTTTACAATCAGGACATGGTCAAGTATTAGCCATCAGACAAACTATCCAACAAGATACTACAGGTAAACCAATATTAGAACAATATCAATTAGAACAATCTGGAAATATTATTGATGGCGATGGTGTTTGGTTAACTGAATTACCAATGAATTTAGATTATTATATAACTAATGAATTTGGTGAAAAAGTCATATCAAATGACCCAACCATAGGTATTCCAACTAAAGCAAAATATAGATTTAAAATTAAATGGTCTCAACCAAACGCATTAACTGAACAAACAAGAAGACCATATTTTTTAGTTCCTAACGTTAGGGAGTATGGTTGGAGTAATACTATAATTGACCCAAATTTATCTGGTGATGTTGACAGTAAGAAAAAATTAGCTGGTTCATATTATTTTGGATTAGACTGGACAGGTTATACCAATACAAGCGCCGCAATAAATTGTGATGATACATTTTACCAATTTGAATTTAATAAAGTGTATACTGTTTCAGGTTTAATTGATGAATTTAAAAATGGCGCTAAAGGTAGATTTATAGGTATTAAAGAAATTGATAGTCAAGATTGTGAAAGTACTATTAATAAATTTCCCGTTAATGAAGGATTTAGAAATTTTGATTTATTATATTTTGTATTTGCCATTATATTTCAAGTGATTCAAATTATTGGGGTTCCATTATTAATATCATATCACTTTATTGCATATCTTTGGAATAATTTTGCGGTACCAATATTACTATATTTTATTGCTAGTTTTGCATTAAATGCTTATTATGAATTTTCATTAGCAACTGCAATGATTATAGCGGCAACGGGTTCTTTTGGGGCAACATTGGCGGCCGTGGCTCCTTTTATTGGTAAAGGTATTTTATGGTTAGCATTGACAGTGCTATTGACAGCTTTAGCTATTAAAATTAAAGGCTTTAGATTTGGTAGGATGAAGTTACCTATGATTACTTATCCAGATTGTCAGGCTTGTGAATGCGACGCTGAAACTATAGGAGAATCTGGAGACTCAATACCAACATCATTATTAATTAGTCAATTATCTAATTCTTCATTTTATTATGATAATTTGGTTGCGTACCAAGAATCGATATCTACAATACCACCCGATAACGAAAACTATGTTACCTATAATTCTCTTGATGCTGCAATGAAAAGTGAGGCAATTGGTGGATTTACAAGTCAAAAAAATAAACCATATAGATTTAAGACAGGTGTTAGTGGAATTGCATCATTTCCTGATGGAACTAAAAAGTTTGCAGTTTCAAGAACAATAATGCCTGGTGAAAGGATTAATATTTATAATACAAGAAATAAATATTTTCAAGGAGTTAATAAAATAAAAGTAACTTTTGCTTCAGATATAAATAACTCAAATGGTAAATACCATTATGATAATACTTTAACCATAGTATCTCCTGCAGAATTTACTCCAGGTACATTATTAACATTTGTGAGTCCTGAAAAAACAAAAGATAAAAATTATTTATGGTCGGGCACTACTTCAGTTGGCAATGTACCACTTAAAGGTATTAATGGTAAAATACAAACAGACCAATTTGTTAGTCAAGTTTATTATGCTAACCCAACAGATAATAGTCAAACTACGAATTTATCTACATTATATACTATTCCAAGTGCTACGACTCAATGTGTTGATAGTGTTACTTTAAATATAACTACCTCAGGTACGGTACAATATTATAATTGTTCATCTGTTAGTGTAATTTATAGTGCTAGTACTTTAGGTGTACATACAATTACTGACACAAATTGTATTAATTTAAGTAATTTGGCAGGTACTGCTGAGTATACCGTAATTAACAGTGGTGATACATGTCAAAGATATATTTACCCATCTGATATAGAATATTATCAAGTACTAACTGCAATCACAATTACTACAAATATTGTTAATGGGGTTCCACAATATTCAATACCTAATTTAGGAACTGGAATAAGTATTTGGAATACGTTAAATTCTGCTAACGAGATTCAATCTTATAAAGAAGTTAAGGCAAGTCTTGGTCCTAATGGATGGTTAGAGGAAGCACCTCCAGAATTTTTACCAACAAGTTTATTTTCTGATTTTTCAAATCAAACTATTTTAATATTACAAAGAGGGGTTGACCCATATTCTCCACTATTAACTAATCAATATGGTATTGGAAAAATATTAGGACATTCAACTGAAGATGCTGTAACATTTACAGCGACAACCAGAATGAATATCCCAATTCAAAAATTACCTACAGGGTCATTAACTACTGTCCAACAACACAACCAACAAGATAATATTTATTTTCCATCTTATGTTTATACTCCAGGATTTACAGGGTCAATAACACCAGGATTACAATTCTCGGCATATACAACAAGTAATGTTGGTTATTATGGAGCATTAGATTCAACAACACCTGATAGAAAAATTGCTTACAAACTTGGAAATAATACCTATTATGGATTTTCAAGTAGTGTTATCAACAAATCACCATCATACGGGACACCATCAGTTAGAGGTGTTAGTAGTAAAACAAATAATGTGTATTATTTAAGTTCTCCAAATAATGGAAAGTATGACAGTGCTGAAGATTTATCAGGTGGTGCAATATTCACATTACAGAATTTAGAGAAAAATATTTGGATTGTTACTTCACTTGTTCCGCCTTCTTTGGTATATGGATATGAAAATCCACCATATTCGTCTTATTTTAGTCCAATACTATATCCAACATTAACAGGTACAAGTGCTTTAAACATTACTAATTATTCTAAAAACGTTATGAGGACCGATAGATTACCATCTTCGGATTTTATTGATAGTGGGAATTTAAATGGTAATGCTAGTTTATTACAAGAAAATCTTGGGTTTTCGACGTATACTATAATTGGAGCAGGAAATAATGCCACTTCTGTTGGATTTTCAACAGGGGCGTCGCAAGTGACACCAGATATTGAAGGTCAGCTTGCAAGTGAAAATGTTTTAAAAACATTAAATACTTGTGAAAATATGGTTGGTCTTACTTGTTATAGTGGTAATGGAGTTAACTTTGGTGTTAATAATGGATGTAAGGGAACCGATACAATAGAAAACGGCTGTTATGTTATTATGAATCAACCTTTAACTGATTTACAAAAAGATTTAAAGACATTTGCAGAATGGAGTTATAGATTTAGATTTTTTTATGGTTTATGTCGTGGAGTTTTATCTCAAACATTTACAAACAATTGGGTTAATGGTTCCTTATTTACATTCCCAATACAAGTGGATACTTATTTTGACAAACAAAATAAACCATTACCTCCTGAATTTGCAAAAGAACTTGTTTATTTTGATGATAAGACAAACAATTTCTACTATAGAAGTTCTCCTTATTTTTCAGGTGCAACATCTCAAAGATTTATTGGTAGACCAACAGATGGTTTAGTATCACCAGTTAACAAAAGAAATTTATTATTTCCAACAACAATTATTAATTTAGGTATTAAAGATGATTTTTACCAAGAAATAATATTTGACCCATCTGCAAGAGGTTATATTATGAACACTTTAAATCCTACAAGTTATTCTGATACTTCTGATTTGGTTAATTTATTTGTAATATCGAGAATAACAGATGAAGGATTTTTAAGTCAAATTATTCCTGCGGGTGACAATGGCTTAGACCAATTATTTAGTAGACCTGATAAAAGAATTGATGGTGACTTAGCTCAAAGTATGTCAATTAACTCAGAGTATGGTGTAATACCTTTTTCACCTGAATACTATCGTGTTTATGGTACAAGTAGTGACCCTGTCGTTATTTTAGGAGGACTTGATAACCCAACAATGGGTATATTCTTTTCATCAACTACCGTGGATTTACAAAACAAAGACTTTTTAACACCTGGGGTTATTGATTTTAGACCATCAAATAATACGAACGCTATAACATATCCTTATGGCATTAAATCTCAATACGTGCCGTTTTATCAATGGGGATTAAAGCAACCATCAATTCAAAGTATTTTTGGTTCACAATACAATAATTGGGTGACAAGTCAAACGGATAATATTAATACTTCAGGTATTTTTGGATACAATTATCAATCGTTAGATAGAAGAAATGTTGGAACACCAAGTTATTTTATTGGTTCAAATACACAAGTAAGTGACATATATGAGAGAGGTTATATTTTTAATGTTAAACCTAATGGTGATTATTCTTACAGTGCGGGAACATATCCTAATAAATTCTTAGTTAGTGCACCATTCCATTTTTATTTTGGAATAAATGTAGGATTAACGGCATTAGATAAATTTAAAACAAAATATTCTGTAGGTGAATAAGTTTACAATTATACCAAGTAGTCAGGAATATAAATCAGCTCCATCAGTTGACCAAGATATTAGTATTACTTTAGAGCAACAGAGTCAACAAATGGTTGAATATGACCGAAGTCAAAGTATTAGTTTGGCTCAAGTATTTGACGATGAAAGACAAAGTAGTACTACATTCAGGCCTACATTTAAAGTAAACTATTTGTATGGTAATACATACACTGGTACTACTGAATATGTACCATTTAGGGATACTTTATATTATGTTGATGCCGAACAATCTTTTGTTAGTACTATATGGAAGGGATTTCCACAATATTATGAATTTGATTTTTATAGACCAAACATATCTGACCAACATATTAGTTATGTTGCAAAAAGTGCCTATACATATAATTGGACGTATTACATTAGTTATGCTCAAAATAATAACTATGTGAGACAAATGTCGTACACATTAAATAATAGTAGTTATGATTGGTTGGCATCTGAAGGTATTCCGTTTTCAATTATTAACGGAACTCAAAATGGAAGTAATGTTATTAGATTCCAATGTGTTGCACCACACGGTTTAACTGTTGGAGAATATGTTGAATTACCGTTCTTTTATAACCAATTAAATTTATTCCAAGTTTATTCATTAGGCAATAACCAATTAGATAGTGACTCTTATGTATTTAATGTCTTTAATTTTGGATACACTGGTACCACATTTGCTAACGGAGTTACAGGAACATTTAAAAGAGTTACCAATCCTGATAATTTATTGGAAACAAAGTCAAAATATTATGTGAGAGAACATAAAATTTTAACAAATGTTGGAGATTGTATTATGGTTAAAAGTGCATTTGAAAAAAATATTTTTAACGAAGAAAGAAAGTTTGAATATAGTTCAATAACCCCAAACCAAATTTCAAGAATATCTCAAAAGACTAGTAGTAATTCTTATAACATTACAGTTAATTATGATTTAGATTTAAATGGTGTTTTAGACAATCAAAAACAACCTGTTAGTGAATTATTTTTAACTATTATCAATAAAGGATATACAGGTTATTTTAATCAACCAAACAATGGTATTGGGTTAAAACAGGGTTGGGAGTTTAATTTAACAAAACCAATAAGTTCTTGGTGGGATTTAAAAAATACGTATTCCGATACAAACATACAAACATCAAGTTATACTTTAACTAGTGGTGTTACAAAAACATTTTATTATAATCAAGATTTAAAAAAGGATGATTTAATTGACGGTGATTTTTGTGAGTGGAATGATTATGACCAAATTGAAAGGGTTATTTCACCATACTATCAAAAACTAAATTACAATCAAAACGTGTTTCAAACTACTGAAACATATTCAACAAATAGCCCTGGATTTTATTATAAACCCCACACATCAATGACGATTAGAGTTTTCTCTGATTATGTTGAGACTGCGGTTGCGGGACAAGTTGAAAATGTGCCTTTCTATTCTTTTTATTCTTCTGCCGACCAATCGTTTAGATGGAGAGACATATATACTTATGGGTTTAAGGATAACCTTGAAAGGGGTGTTGATTTTCCATTTATGAATAGTGCTCAATATCCATATCAAGAAGCCATCTTTAGATTAATACCTGAAGGAATAAACTATAACTCATTAGGAGTTCAGTACCCAATTAAGCCATTGTTTGATGAGTGTGAATAAAGTTAAAATTAGTTTAGACGGTTTTGTTGACCGACAACTTACAATCCCTATTCAGTTAACATGGGACTATGTTGGGTTGGACCAAAGTATTGATGAATACGAAAGTAAAATCATTACTGAGGTTATTGGTGTTGGTAGAGATTTTGAGGTAACTCGATTTGCTCATGCTCCTTTGACAGGTACAACGACTGAACCAACGGATATTGAATATGAGTTTAATTTTTATTCGGGAGGTTCTTTAAATGATGTGACAAATTGGAAGTCCAATTATCAGGTGGAAGGGTTTACAACTCAAGAGATTTTTTATTATACAAACAACTTTACCAATTCATTTTTTAAATTGGATTTGTATGACAATGTTGATGATAAGAGACAGACCAATTATATAACAATTATTATACCGACACAACAAGGGTTAAAGATGGATGCAATTATGCA